TTGAATGGGCTGAAGGCTTGCACCGATACATCGCCGTTTCGGGTGATCGCAAACGCATTGCTGCTGTTGTCGATGAAGCGGTTGGATTGGCAGGTGAGCAGGGAGGTGTTGGCGATAGCGGTGAGCGGTGCGGTTGGGACGGTAATGCTAGTGTTGCTTGCCCCGTAAACATCGGTGCCTTTGACGAGCCTTAAATTAGATATGTACCCAGTAATTACTTGGCTCCCACCTGCCCTGCCGCCAATTCCGGGCAAACCGCTAGCAACATTTTGCGTCGATGAAGCGGTTGAATTTTCTCTTGTTCCATTAACCCAAATAGCAATATTTCCGCTTGCGTCTCTTGCGGCAGCAACGTGATACCAAGTGTTTGCGGCGACAGTTGATGTTGTTGTGTATTCTGTATACCCCGTGCCACCAGAATCCCTTAACGCTAAAGCAAAAACATTTGTGGATAGTCGGTATAAATTCATTACCGACGCAGTTCCGCTTGCTGGTTGGTATGAGTAAATTCGTATGTCAGTTCCAGTTGTTGTCAAATACACCCACGCTTCTAATGTAAACGCGCCAGAACCAACTTGAAAAGCAGCATTATCTGCAACCGTCAAATAATCCCCCGTCCCATCAAAATAGTTACTCCACCCCGTCTGACTAAACGGGCTGAACGTACCCTGCGTGGTGTTGCCGTTGCGGGTGATGGTGAACGCATTGGTCGAGCTATCAACAAACGTATTGTTTTGCGCGCCGTTCGTGCCGCTTCCGGGGAGGAGCAGCGTGACGTAGTTGAAGAAGGGATCGACGACCGCCACGGCTTGCTGAACCGCACGGCTAACAAGCGATACGATACCGCCGAGCCCTAGCCCGACGGCATTACGCGTGGCGACGCCCCAACTCATCGGATATTGATAGGCTTAGCGTAGAGATCGCCGTCGGCGGACACGCGGATGGCGCTCACACGCCACGGAGCCCCCGTGCCTTCCGGCACAATGAACGGGATCGGTGTGTTGGCAGGGATCGGCGTGCTGCTCGTCGTTGCGGTGACGCCTTCGCCTACCACCACATAAGCTGCCTCAGTGCACCATACAACGACGCCCTGTGGGCCCGCCTGCCAAGTGTCTGTCGAGCCTGCGGTGCCCGTAAAACTCACTGTGCGCCCTGGATAAAGCGCGTCTGTCAAAGGGTTAAGAAGTTCCATGCTCTATCCTCACGCTAAAAACTTGAGCTTATAAATAGTCGTAAGATACAACGTCAGTATCTCGTCAAGCAAATTCTGCAACGGGCTATCGTCCTTATCGCAGACCTTGTACCGCATCTCTTCAAGCGTTTTAAGCTCATCTTGTAGAAAATCCAGCACATTGTTGGTCTTTTTAGCCGATTGCAACGCAATAGGCCCGATCAGTCCATAACGACCCTGATAGGCTTCGGCAAAGTCATCTGCAAGCGGGATAATGCCCTCATAAAACTTCTGCAACGCCTTATGTTTGGCGTAATTACGCGTATTTAAGTGCGTCGAGTGCGTCACGTCCCGCGCTAGGAACAAATGCCCAATAAACACCTCACATTGGCTCATTGGGCGTCTCCCGTGTAGCGTTTGGCGCCACAAGCTCGCCAGAAGCCAGCATGCCGCTCAAGGTGCCAAGGATAATGTCCTGCACTTGCTCTTCGCTCAAGCCCGCCTCGACCGCCTTAATGCGATCCGTCTCGGCATTGTACGCCTTGACCTGTGCCTCGAACTCCTTGATCTGCACCTCGCGCGCTTCCATCGACTGCTGCACCTGCTGAAGCATCTGCTGCATCATCTGCATCTCTTGCGCCATCACTTCCATCTGCTGATTAGCAGCTTGGAGTGCAGGATCTTCCTCATCCGCGAGCAGTTTGGGGTCGATCATCTTCTGTAGACGCTTGGCGATCTCTTGAGCGCCAGGCCAGTCCATGTTCTTAACAAACAAGTCGCCAGCGACCTGCCAAAGGTTCGGGTTGGCCTGCAAGATCTGCCCCATCGCGTCCATCGCCTCTTGGCGCTTGGTCATGTACGAGGGGCCCGTTGTGACCGCGACGTCGTACTTACCGACAGACGGGTTGTAGATCTTCTCGATCACAATCCCTGCCTCGTCCACCATCCTCTGCACAGCCTCCGGCTGATTAGGGTTGATGCGTACGGTAGAGACTTCCCCGTCAATGCCAATGATGCGCGCGATACGTTGGGTATCGTAAATCTTTGGGATCAAGTCCACGAGTTGACGCGTGACATAGCGTACGGCCCGAGCCAAGTTATCGACGTAATGATATGTGCCGGTGTCGCCTTGCCGTTCACGCGCCAAGATGGCCCGCCCAGAGCGCTCGTTAGACGTGGCGCCGAGGCTAGAGTCATATTGTCCAGTGGTTGCTTTGATGTCGTCTGAGGCCCCTAATTTAGCCTGAATAAGCCCTGTTTGGGCAAGCGGAGGGGCTGCACGCTGCGGAAGCGGTAAAATAGAGCCTTGACCGTCTGTGACGTCAGGATTGACCTCTAAATACGGCCAATTGTTCGTATTTGCCGTCTTCCACTGTTGCTCATAGCCCTCAAATTGACCGCCATAGCCAATAAAGGGCGCTTTGGGCGCCAAAGCGAGCATTTCTGCCTCTTGACTGACCCAATAGTTGTACATTCGCTGCGCATCTTTGGAGTTGCGCACCAAACCAGAGATGTAAATGCGGCCTTCGACCTCAAATTCATTGCCGACCACGCGTACCACAGGGATATGCTTGCCCGGCCACTCGGCTTCTTCCAAAATTTCGTAGCCGTTGGTCTTAATCCACTTGATACGGACCACATCCACCTCGCGTTTGCGGATGGGTTGCAGCCCTAACATCTCAAATTCTTTGGCTTCGGGTGATCCTGCAAACGCCGTTTGATTGCCGGCGTACAGATTTAACGTTGCCTTACTATGATCTTTGTAAAAATACTCCGCGATGCGCACCGAATCTTGATTCAACCATTGCGAGAGCGCAGCGTCACCGACACCGCGTGCCATAATGGATGAGATCGGTTCCGCATCGGGGAACATTCGTTCATACGTCTCTTTAGGCAGATCTTCCGTAATAAAGCACCACTCTGCGTCCGACCCGCACGGGTCTTGAATGGTCGGGTCCATGTAGACGCTAAAGCTATTACGGATGCGCCCGATCCGAATGTCTTGATCGAAGCTATCTTCGTCGCAGTATTCGGTCAAAATGCGCACGTACCCTTCACCGTACGTAACTTGGTTGTCACACGCAGTGTCATAGGCCACATCGGCGTCCGACATATACTCAATATGCCGCACAATGCCATCAAAAATTTCAGCGACCTCGATGTCCGCTTGGTCGTCTACAGGTATGACTTTGCCGGCTGGGCGGTTCTGTCGCTGATCGTTGGTCACTTGCCGCACATGCTGCGGCAGCTTGTTGATGGTCAGGCACGGTCGAGCGTTAACCGTCTGCCCTTGCACCGAGCCGCGTGTAGCGAGCACATCCTGCGGCCATTGCCATTGATTGTCAGGGCTACCTGCCATGAAGCGCAGGTCATCAAGCTCGTCCTCACGGCTATCCGAGTACGCCGAGAGCGCCATCTGCATGCGGTCGCGTGCGGTCGCTAAGATGTCCGCAGGATCGCGCGAACGCCCACGCGAGGTGGGCGAGTTAGCGACTTGGCCTGCGCCTGTCAGTCCGGTCGGATCTTTAGCCATTATTTACGCTTCTTACCTTGTGCCTTACGCTTGACCGAATAGGCAATGGCCGCTGCTTGAGCAGGCTTTTTGCCGCTACGAATTTCGGCTGCAATGTTCTTTCGCAGAGCGGCTTTGCTGGCTGACTTGACTAAAGGCATTACTTCATCCTCTGTCCGGTGCCAAACCGCCGCATGGGCGACGGCTTAAAGTCCACCACAAGGCTTACCGCATCAGGCCGCGCGCGCTGGCGAGGCGCCGGTAGGTTCTGCTGACGCGGGATGCGTTTGCGCATCTCGACCATCTGATCGCCTCTGCCACCAGGTGCCATACCTAGCCGATTACGCATGTTACTTCCTCTTCTTTGCGGTCTTAGCCGACTCGCGGAACGCCTTAGCGGTCGGCGCGCCTGCCGCACCGGGCTTACGCATACGTTCACCGCTGCCTGCTGCAATTCTACGCCGTTTAGCATGAATGTTGCTGTACAAGCCTGGTTTAGCCATTAGCATTTCCACCTTTTTAGTGCTGCCCGAGCCCGCTCGCCATCCTTGGCGTTGCGCGCGACCGCTCCCATGCGAGCACAGAACGACTTCTTACGTCCTGCGTCCGCCTTTGTCTTCGGGTTCGGCGCAGGGGGTTTTAAGTTACTGCCGGTGGCGCGGTTATACTTCTCTCGCCCTTTGGCTGTGAGCCCTGCACCTGCCTTAGTCGATAGCTTCTCGCCTCGACCGACTGACAGGCTGACTGACTTACGCGCCACTAGGCACCCATCCAACTGTTTGTGACCGCCGCGCCTTGACCCATGACGAGCCGTCGCGGCTTCTCTCGATACTCACGGCTAGAGACAGGGTAAGCGAACGTCACAGCCAGCGCGTCTGCCGCGTCGGGAGAGGCAAGCCCTCTTGCCTTCATGTCCTTCTTACTCTCCAACAGGATCGCTCCCGATGAGTTAAACTTCTGATGCGGCCCTACCAGGTCGCTCTTGAGTTGGCGGTCAGCAGGTAGGCTCGCCGTGCGTAGCCAGTCCTTCATCTCGCCCCACATCTCTGAGCGTTTGTTCTGGTACATGACAGGGTTCTTAGCCTTCCAGCCAAAGTTTACCCCACGCACCTTATACCGCTGCTCCTTCAGCCGGTCAAGTATGCCGTAGCCGAGGCCGCCCTCATCAATGACCGTGAGCGCAGGGTTGTACTCCTCGATCACGTCGATTACACGCCCTACGGTCGTCATCGTATCGTCGCCGTGGAACCTTTTGACCGCCACGATGTCACGCCCTTGACGCACGACGATCACCGTCGAGTCATGCCCGCCTCGCGCAGGGTCTACTCCCACCACTCGCGCAGCCGTCTCATCCTTGTAGCGAGGCCGCTGCATAGCTTCCTCCACCAGTCGCGGAGTGATGAACTGATCGTCGCCATCGACGGGGAACTCTCCATAGACCTCGACTCGGGCTTGGATGCTGTCTGCGCCGTACTCCGCGATGATTTGCTCGTAGACCGTTTTGTCGGTGTCTTCGACTTCACGCGCGTCGATGTTTTGCGTGCGCCAGAAGTCCCTTTTCGCGTTGAAACACTCATAGAAATACCCCTCGTTACGACGTGGGTTACTAAACGACAGCCAAAAGCGGTTCGGCGTGTTCTCCGTAAAGAACCCCGCCGTCACCGACCAGATCGGATCCGGTATGCCCGATGCCTCATCGAACACGACCATGACCCCATCGAAGTTGTGCACGCCCGCGTACGCGTCGGGGTTCTCTTCGGACCAGAGCCGCCCTTCCACCGACCAGTACCGCGTACCTTTCTTAAGGTCCCGCTCCACGAGCTCCGCGAGCCATTTGGCTGGCATCACCCGTGTCGCTGACACCTCGAACCAATGACTATTCAGCAGCAGCGCAAGCCACTTAGTGATCTCCGCCCAGGTGACCGAGCGTAGCTGCGCCTCGCTGTTAGCCGACACGATGGTCGTCGAGCCAATCCGTGTCGTCAGCATCCACAGGATCAGCCAGCTCACCAGCGCCGACTTACCGATACCGCGCCCCGAGGCTGTCGCCATGCGCATGACTTCATACGCATCCGCCGTCTTGTTCTTAGCGATGTGCGCCGCGAGATCCCGCAGCACCTTGCGCTGCCACTTACGCGGGCCTTGGAAGTGCTCTAAGGGCGTGCCCTTCTGCCCCCACGGGAACGCGAACAGCACGAACGCCTCTGGGTCATCCTTAATAGAGGGCGACCACAGTTTCGCCATGAGGAGCTCTTCGTCCTCGGCGCTATAGATCGGCTGCTGCATGCGCCTCCGTCAACTTATGGGATACAGAAGGCGTGTGCTCTAGTGCAGCCGGTGCAGCCGACAATACTCGGCCCTCGATGACGCGAGACTCCGCCTCTTGCAGCGCTGCGATGACGCTGATCTGCTGGGTGACATCGACTTGGACCTGCTGCTTGGCGACCCAGCCATGCACATGCTGTAGCAAGGCCAGAGCAGCCTTGCTATCGCCGTTGCGAGCCGCGTCACGCAACTGCTCCGCAGCCTCACGCTCACTGTCTGCACGCCCTTTCGCCTCCGCCATCGACGCCAGTGGGTCCATCTGGCACAGCCTACGATACTCCACCGGCTGCATGCCGGCGGCGAGTGCCAGATTATCACCCTTCAAGCCGAGGGCGGCGGCGTCATAAATCGCCTGAAGGCGCTCTTCGGTCGCTTTGAGCTCGCGTGTCGTCAGCGGGAGCGATTTGAACATGCCGTGACTTTAATGACCCTGTAAGTAAAAGACAAGCGATGTGCAGGGTTCACCTGCCGGGAGGCCGCGATCTCGAACAACCGTCGAGCCTGTGTGCTGGAGCGGAGTGCCTTAGATGGTGGGC